GAAGCATTACAATTAGGATACTCGGCTTTTGATGAGATTCCTAAATCTTTCACAGACTATTTGATTTCTTATGTTGGTGGTGTAGTAGCACAAGCAACTGAGCAATCAATTTGGAATGGTGATAATTCAGCAAACGGTCAGTTCGGCGGTCTTTACAGATTAATCACTGGTTCAGCAGCTGTATCATCTTCAGTATCTGGTTCAATCACTTCAGCAAACGTATTAGCAGCTTTAGATGCATTAGTTAACGCAATTCCTGATACAGTATATGGTAAGGAAGATTTGTTAATCTACGCTCCAACTAACGTTGTTAAAGCTTACACTCAAGCATTAGCTGGTGGAGCACAAGGTGCAAACGGATACATGAACCAATTAAATGTTGGTGAAAAACCATTAAACTTTAACGGAATAGACATTGCGTTTTGCCCTGGTTTACCTTCTTCAGCTTTAGTAGCAGCACAAAAATCAAACTTATTTTTCGGAACAGGTTTATTGAGTGATTACAATGAAGTTAAGGTATTAGATATGGCGAACATTGATGGTTCACAAAACTTCAGAGTGATTATGAGATACACAGCTGGTACACAAATCGGTATCGCTGGTGACATCGCATATCATAAGAATGCATAATTAAACTAACTCATAGGTCGGTGGGGGTAAAACCTCACCAACTTATATAAACAAAAAACAGAAATACTATGGCGACATGTAACTTAACAGCAGGTAGACAGGAAGTTTGTAAAGAAAGTATTGGTGGTTTACAAGGTGTATACTTTATCAACTACAATACAGGTTCTTTCACACAAACTACTGATGGAACAACTGGAATGGTAACTATTACTGGTTTACCAACTAGTTCTTCATTATATTACTACCAATTAAAAGGAACTTCGGCATATACTGAAACTGTTAACAGTAGTAGAGAGAATGGTACAACATTCTTCTCACAAGAGTTAGTTTTAAATCTTAAAAAGATTACTAACGAAATGAGTGCACAATTAAAGTTAATGGCATATGGTAGACCAAAAGCTATCGTATGGACTAACAATGGTGATGCATTTATCGCAGGTATCAAATTAGGATGTGATGTAACTGCAGGTACAATTCAAACCGGAGCGGCATTGGGTGACCTTTATGGATACTCAATTACGTTGACTGGTATGGAACAATTGCCAGCACCATTCTTAAGTGGGTCAACAACAGCAGATGCATTTGCAGCAGTAGCATTAAACGGCTCTACTATCGTATACAGTTAATAGTATAACGAACAAAATATTAAAAGGGGATAATTCTTTGGAGTTATCCCTTTTTTTGTTTATATTGAGAATATTTACAATTCACTTTGTTAAATAAAGAAAGATAATACAAGATAATGTTAGCATATTATTTAGGTAATACCAACAACTTTACAATCAGAACGCAGGATACAGCATCATTAACATCATCATTTACAATGTCATATCAAGATATGTACACATTGAAAAATGGTACAATAGATTTGTATTCAAGTTCATTTACTGCATATGAAAACTTATATGCATTTACAGCAAGTTTAAGTGGGGCATATAGTGGACAAGATTTAAGATTGGTATTATATAATGGAACAACTGAAATATGGAATGGTGCATTAGAAGTATTCCAATCTCAATCATACGATAAACCAACATATAAAACACAGATAACAGATTATAAGTCTCACTTGAGTACTAATGAATATATTATAATGACATAAAATATGAAAAAACAAACCAATTTTAGTATTGTTAACATAACTAACAATATGTTACCAATAATAACTGAAGATACAAAGACGAGATACCAATGGGTGCCTTTTGGCGTTTATGGACATGATGATTTCTTTGGTGCAGTAACATCAACTTATAATGTGAGTACAACAAACTCAGCGTGTATAGAAGGTATAGCAGATTTGATATTTGGAAAAGGAATTTATTCTAAGGATGAGGAATTTAATAAAATATTTCAGAAATTAATTCCACAAGAAGAAACTAAAAGAGTAGCATTTGATTTAAAATTGTATGGTAATGCAGCATACCAAGTTTATTGGGATGATTCACATAGTAAAGTAATTAAATTTTATCACGTACCTATTCAAAACTTAAGAGCAGAAAAAATATATTCTAATCCTAAAATTGAAAATTATTATTATTGTACAGATTGGAATGACCAGAGAAGTGTAAGAAATAAGAAAAAGATACCTGCATTTGGAACATCAAAAGAAAAATGTGAAATACTTTACATTAAAAATTATTGTCCTGGTTTGTATTATTATTCACTACCTGATTGGGTAGCTGCATTACAATTAGCAGTATCAGAAGGTGAAATCTCTAACTTACATTTTAATAATATTACATCAGGTTTCTTACCGGCTGTAATGATTAATTTTAATAATGGAGTTCCAGCACCTGAAGAAAGACAAACTATTGAAGATTTATTGCAAGCTAAATTTACAGGCACAGATAACGCTGGTAGATTTATGGTAACATTTAATGATGACCCGGCAACAAAACCAACAGTAGATGCAATTCAAGTTGAAAATCTGCATGAGAAATATGAATATGTAGCAAATTATGTGCAAGACCGTATATTGGTAGCACATAGAGTTACATCTCCATTATTATTTGGTATTCGTACTGCAAATAATGGATTTAGTTCTCAATCAGAAGAAATGAAAACAGCATTCTCTATTCTACAAACAATGACGATAGCACCTTTCCAAAACTTAATTTTAAATGCATTAGATACTGCATTGACAGAAGGTGGATGGGATGATGGTGAAATATATTTTGAACAATTAACTCCATTAGTAATTCTTTCAACAACAGCAGAAGAGACAGGTAAAACAGTAGCGCAAGTTGAAGATGAAACAAATAAAGCATTAGAAAATCCAGCAACTACTGAAGATGCAGGAGCAGCAACAACAGAAGAACCTAAACCAACAGAAAAGATGCAAGATGATGTAAGACCGCCAGTTAGTTTGAGTTCACCATTTTTTGAAAGAGAATACGAAATATTAAAATAAAATAAATTATGGCTTACGCACTTTTTATAAGCAGAGACGATATTATTAAAAATTCACCATTACAAGGTGCAATTGATGCAGATGCTTTATTACCATTTGTAAGAACGGCTCAAGATAAATACTTAAAGAATTTATTAGGTACGGTTCTATACAAATATTTACAAGACCAGATTATTGCTGGAACTTTTGGTACTTTAGATGCATATTATCAAACCTTAATGGATGAATGGATAAAATATACCCTAATTTGGTATAGTTGTGTAGAATATATTCCATTCAGTAATGTACAATTCCGTTCTAATGGTGCAATTAAATTGACAAGTGAGCAAGGAACAGCACCTGATAAAGCACAGATTGATTATCTTTTACAAAAGGCAGAAGCAAATGCTGAATACTATGCATTAAGATTACAAAACTATTTAATTGCTTATTCAAATAAAATTCCACAATACTTACAAAGTGTTGGTAATCAAACTCAGATATATCCTGATATGACAAATCAATATTTTGGTGGTATTCAATTATAAACTATGGCAACAAACTTAACACATAACGCAGGTGTAAACTATACTCTATATTTCAATATCCTTAATTATTTTAAGACGATAATGAAAAATCATCCTGGTATTAAATTAGTATCATTGGGTGGTTTAGATAATATAGACCAAAAAGAATTTCCAATGTATCCAATTGGGAATGTAAATATAGTTGATACTCGCTTTGGTTTATCTACAACAACTTATACAGTTCAATTATTAGTAGCGGATAAAGGTGAAAACAAAAAGAATGAAAGTGATGAGTATAATAGACAAACCGTTCCTTTTTTTGGTGTAGATGATGATGTAAGTATCTTTAATAATACATTGGGTATATTAAATGATTTAACTTCATATACACAAAGAGGAGTTGTTGGATTTGAAATAGCAGATGAGATTGTGTGTGAACCCTTTGTTGATAAGTTCAATAATGGGCTGTGTGGGTGGGTTGCAACGTTCAACCTAATCACTCACAACGATAAAAACCGTTGTCTTTTTTTTTTGATTAACCCTTCGGGAAGTGGTTATCTAATAAGAGAATGTATATCGGGTGATGAATATAAAGCAGTATTGGCAGAAACTGCAAGTGTGGGTAGTGTAATAAGTTCACTAAGTCAACCATTCAGATACGATGGAAATCCTGGTGGTAATTTAGTTTGTTACCAAATTGTAGAGAGTATAGATGGTGGAGAATGGGATTATGTGAATTTACCAGTGTTATCTATACCATATCAAAGTTATGATAGTTGTTCTATATGTGAATTATGGATACAACCTAAGATATGGAGTACAACACCGGAGAATTGGAGTTCAGGTCCAAATGTATCATTTAGAACTTGGGCAAATGATTAATAAATAAAAGAAAAAAAATATAAAATGGGAAGTTTAAGTAATTTATACATTTCACAGAGTTATCAATCTCTGATTCATTTAGGAACTAATAATACCGCATCTGCAAATCTAATTGAATTGCAAGATGGATTAGGTAATGGTTTAGGTGTTTATGTTAATACTTTAGGAAATATTAGTGCAAGTGGTAATATATACGCAACAAATTTGACAGGTAGTACAGTTGATACATCTTCATTAGTAACTACTTCATCTTTTAATTCTTTTACTCAATCATATTATACTGATAGTGCATCTTTTAATAATAGAATAAATAATGTAACATTTGATACATCATCTTTAGTATCAACATCATCATTTAATGCATATACTCAAAGTAATGATAGTAAAGTAAATGCATTAATTGCAAAAACTGGCTCATATGCAACAACTGGTTCAAATCAATTTAATGGTGACCAAAATATAACTGGAAGTTTAACAGCATCAGCTGATATAAGAGTAAACTTATTAACAATAGGTAAAGGTGGTGGAAGCATTGCAACAAATATAGCAATTGGTAGTGCATCTTTACAAAGTAATACAACAGGAAATACTTCTGTTGCAATTGGTCAAAATACATTAAAAGCAATTACAACAGCAGCAAATAATATTGCAATTGGTAGTGGTGTATTACAATCTTTAACATCAGCAACAGCGGCACAAGTTACACAAAACGTTGTAATAGGTGGTTCAGCAGGTTCAGCAATGATAATAGGTGCAAGAAATACAATTATCGGTGCAAGTGCATTTATTAGTGCGAATAATACAGAAAGAAATACAGGTATTGGTAGAGGTGTATTACAAGTAATAGGAACTGCATTAGGAAGTGGAAGTGCATATAATACAGCAATTGGTCATAACGCAGGATTAGGATTATCAAGTGGTTCTAATAACGTTATTATACATGGTGGAAATAGTGCAGGTGAAGGTTGGAATAGTGGTAGTAATAATAATATTATTGGTATGGATAGTGGCTTACCTACATCTTTAGATAATTCAACAATTATTGGTAGAGGTATTACAGGTTTAACAAGTCCTACTTCTAACGCAGTAATATTAGGTGATGGACAAGGTAATGTATTATTAAGAAGACGTTCATTAAATGCGGTAACTGAAATTAGTTCATCTGTAATAGTTTCAGGTTCAGTAGAAACAACGGGTGATATAACTGGAAGTAATATAATTTCAACCGTTAATGGAAGTAATGCAGGATTTATGTTTAAACAACAATCTTCAGGTTCAACTGCATTTACTTATAATACAATGTTGGAAAGAGACAAATTTAGAATTTTCCAATATCAAGGTCAGAACTATGTATTCAATATGATTTTGACATCAGACCAATTAAATGCATATACCGGTTCTAAATTCCGTATGGGATTACAGACTGGTGGAGGACCTTCTATTACAGATTATTGGAATTTAAATAGTGGCTCTACAATCAATGGTGATGGAAGTATAAAGGGATTAGATTATTTAAATACAGCGCAAGTAAACCAATTCGTAGCACCGGTAACAATAGACCAAAAATTATATGTTCAACAAGGAGCATATGTTAGTGCAAGTGCAGGTGGAACAGCATTAACAATTAATGCAGGTACAAATACTTCTATTTCAGCAACGGGTTCAGTGAATGTTTCCGGTAGTATAACAATACAAAGTGGCAGTGGTGATTTATATGTACATGGACACAAACAATTTAACTATGGTGCTTTCCAAACTAATATAACTAAGAGTGGAAGCGCTAGTGTATCTCAAAGTATCTCATTTGAAATTACAGATACAGCAAGTGGTGTAAGTATGGTGAGTGGCAGTAGAATGACATTTGCAAACGCAGGTGTTTACTCAACTACTTTCTCAGCGCAAGTTGAATGTAGTGCTGGAGCAGATACTGCATGGATTTGGTTAAAAAAGAACGGAACAAATGTAGCGGAAAGTGCAACTAAAGTAGTAATGGCTAATAACACAGCTCAATGTTTAACAGTAAACTTTGTGAATGAATTAAATGGTGGTGATTATTTAGAATTAGCTTGGCAAAATAATGCAGGTAATGCAAAACTATTAGCAGAAAACGCAAGTGGTAATATTCCAGCAATTCCATCAGTAATCATAACATCAGTTCAAGTTAGATAATATATGGCTAAATCTTTAGAACAAGTAATAAAGAAAGCAAATTCATTAGCAGATATTGTTTCAAAAAGAGTATCTGCAAATGCACCTCGTAAAGCCGGCGCAAAAGGTGGTAATTTAAGAAGAGCATTAAGAAGTGCAAATAATCTAAATACAATGTTAGATTTGAAAAAAGGAACAACAAAAGGAGTTCCTATTCAAAGTGTAACATTTAGTATTGATTACGCACCTGAAGGAGCAGAATATGGTATGTGGTGGAATGACCCAACGATAAGTAGAACTGTAAAAGCGGGTAAAACTAAAAATGTTCCTAAATCAATAAACTTTGTAGAAAAAGCATTAGCAGAGCCAAAGGTAATCAAAGCATTAGATGATTTATATGATTTAATCGGAGATTCTTTTTTAGCAGAATTAGATGATGCATTAAATGAAATGGAATCCCAATATTAACGTCTAATATATTTTTTAACTAATTGGTTAAATAAAGAAAAAGATTTAGATGGCGATTTCCATTACACAAACACCAGCAACAGCGAGTTTAGCTCAATCTCCAATAATATTTACCGTAAGTGAAAGTAATACTTTAGCATTTACTTCATCTTCATTTCAATATATTGGTGAATTATATTATTGGACAGGTTCAGTATTAGATTCTGGCTCTTTACCTGATTATACAATTACTAAATTTCCAAATACTGCAAAGGTTGGTATATTTGATTTAAATAGAATTATAAATTCAACATTAACAGATTTATTAATTACTTCTCAATCAAATGTAAACTTTTTTGCAGTTGATTTTTATTCTGAATATTTATCAGGCTCAACATTTGTAACAGGTTCTCATACAAAATCAAGCGTATATAAAGCATTAGATGGGTATGGAATATTTCCTGAAACAATAGGAGCACAATTACAAAGTTTAACTTCATATTTTCCATTATTAACAGATGGACCTATTTCACAAAGTGCATTGAGTGAAAATGTAGGATATAGTGGAGTTTGGACAAATCCATACATTAGCGGTAGTACATATGCGTGTGATAAAATAGTATATACATCAGATGTAACTTCTGCAAATTATACAATAAGTGGAGATACAAATTCAACAGGTCAAATAGCAGGTTATCCAATAGGACCATCACAAAGTGGTTTCCCATTATCGGGTTCATTCAGTTGGTATAAAATTCAAGCATTTAACGGAGCGACAGCATTATCTCAACCAATACATTTTGATATTGTATGTAATCAAAAATATCCTAACGTAAGAATTAAATGGAAAAATCGTTTTGGACAATTTGATTATTTTAATTTCAATATGGTTAGTAGAAATTCTTTCCAAACAGAAAAAAGAAATTATCAACCGCAATTAGGTAGTTGGGAACAATCTCAGTTCGCTTACAATTCATATGATAGTGCAAATAGAAACTATATAAATGATAGTAAACAAAATATAGAAGTAAATACATTTTGGATACCAGAAGATTATAATAATATATTCAAACAATTATTAGTAAGTGATGAAATATATTGGGTATATGATGAAGCGAATAATTTAGTAAGACCATTATCAATAGCAACATCCGGTGTTCAATTTAAAACTGGAGTTGTTGATAAATTAATTCAATATACTTTTGAATTTAACTATGGTCAACCTTATAAATTAATTATGTAATATGGGAGTTATATCTACACAAGGGTTTACATTCAGATTAATGGCTGGTGAACCGGCTCAACAATTAGACCTATTTCAAGATGAAGATTATATCATAAATAATAATATCACAGGTCTTTTTGATATTGGTTTATTACCATCTGACTTCACTCGTCAAATAACCCTACCTGGAACGAAAGTAAACAATGCATTTTTCGAGCATTGTTACGATATTAGTATAGATAATCCTTTTGTATTTGCAACCAACCAGAAGGTTCCAGCATACTTTGAATTTGATTCTGTATACATTTCACAAGGATACTTACAATTAAATAAAGTAAATGTAATTGCGAATAAATTTATTGATTCATATGAAGTAACTCTTTATGGAACTTTATCATCATTCGGTAGAGATATTAATAGATTATACCTTAATGATTTAACTAATTTAAATGTTTACAATCATACATCTTCAGTTGATAATATTAGTGCAAGTTGGGGAGGTAATCTTTTTAATGGTGATATAGTTTATCCTTTAGCAGATTATGGAAGTGGATTAAGATATACAAGCGGTAATGATTATAATGGAATAGATGATAATCAGGGAGCATTAACCGTACAAGATTTTAAACCTGCAATTAGAGTTAAAAAAGTTTTGGATGCAGTATTTGATTATACTGGCTATTCTTATTCATCATCTTTTTTTAATGGTTCAATGTGGGATAACATTTATATGATTTGTAATAAAGGATTAAGATATCCTGTTTATGCAAATATAGATTTAGAAACTTATGGTTTAGGTAAAATAGCAGCAATCCCATCTGCAAGTGGACAAAGTGGAAATACAAATGTGGATATACCTGATAATACAATAACAACATTACCCTGGTATAATATATTAGAAAATCCATCAGGTCTAATTAATCAAGATGGTACATATAATACAGAAATTCAAACTAAATTAAGAGGTGTATTAAATCTTAATGTAGAAATAAGTAATTCAGTAAATAATCTTCCTACAACATGGGAATTTCATTATTGGACTGGTTCGGGTGATAAAGGTACGAGTTATAATACATTAGTAGGAATAAATAATTATTTTACTCAATTACAACAAAGTAGACAAGGTAGTATTAAACAAACATTTGAAGTAAGTGAGGCATTGGCAACAGCGGATTTATCAGCAAATAAAACATATTACTTTGGAATAAGAACAAATAAATATGTTGCATTAAATGCACCAACAATTACTTTAGACCCAAATAATGATAATAAATCTTATTGGAAAATAAATAAAGTAAATCAAGGCGGTGATGGATTAGTAATTGATATTCCATCTAATATGCCGTATGGAACGAGTGGTATTAAATTGATTGATTTTATTACAGGTCTTCAAAAGAAATTTAATTTGGTGATATATCCTGATAAAACAAGACAAAATCATTTTATTATAGAACCATTTAATAGTTGGTATAATAAAGGTGAAAGAAAAGATTTTAACAAATATGTAAATTTAGATAGCAAGATAGAAGTAATTCCTGCAAATAATTTAGCGGTTAATAAATTAAATTTTGGAGATGCATTAGATAATGATTATGTATCTCAACAATTTTATAAAGGAGCAAATAGAGAATTTGCAAAAGTATATTATACAGATACAACTAATTTTTATTCACAAGGTAATTTAGAAGTTAAAACTACATTTGCAGCATCACCATTATTAAAAATTGATGGAACAGGAGCAAGTGGTTCATATGGTGGTGGCGGTAGTACTTTTGGTCAATTTATTGCGGGAACTGGTTATTCATCACAATATGCGGCATGTAATTATACTACATATTATCCAAATGTATTTTACGCAGCTACATCCGGTATAGGAAATGGTTCTGAATTATTTACAGATCCAGGATTAACTTCTCCATTCAACGGATATGATTTATATTACAAATATTTTTCAACAGCAAATCCATCAACAATTTTAGTTGTACAAATTTCTTCTACTGGTATAGTTTCAACTTATCCATCAGCATGTTAAAATAAGATTATGGCAAATATTCCAATTTATATTCCAGTTTTTATCAACTCAGCAACTTATACACCTGCAAGAGTGTTACCACGTATGTACTTTTATAATGGTACATTAGATTGTTCACCTTATTTCTTTGAAGGATATAATGCATATGCAAATACTGAAAATGTATTTCCATATTTTGACCATTACAACGTTGTGAGTGGTTCATATCCAACAACGGGTTCAGTTTCATTGCTTTTTAATAACGAACAACCTGTTTATGGTTCATTACCAACTGGTTCATTGTATACTCAATATTGGGATTCATATATAAGTTTATTATACAATCCTTATACGAGAGTACTTAATGCACAGGCTATTATTCCATTAGCAGATTATTTTAAGATGGAATTAAATGATATTGTAAATTTTAGAGGCAATTACTGGCATTTAAGAGCAATCAATGATTATTCTTTAAAAACAGGTGAGTGTAATATACAATTATTAGGACCAATTATTCCTGATTCATTAGATACAATGTAATATTAAATGGTTAAATAAGTATGATTAAAGCAGTATTAGATATTTTAGCAGTTGATGAATTCTATGGTATTTCAGAAAGAGTTGAAGTAGCAAAAGGAAAATATAAAATAGCTTATTCTTTCAAAGAAGCATTTAAAAAGATTAAAAGATTATGGCTGATAAGAAAATTAAAGTAAAAGTTGATGTAGAAACTAATGCTGAAGGTAGTATTGCTCAATTAAAAGAATTAAAAAAGCAATTAAAACAAACAGCAGCAGGTTCTGAAGAATTTAAAAAACTTTATAATCAAATAGATGATTTAGAAGATAAAATTAAATCATCTAAAAATGTGTCTGCAGATTGGATAGATACATTAGAATCAGCCGGTGGTCCAATTGGTGCATTGGGTGCAGGATTAAATAAATTAAAAGTATCTACACAATCATTTGGAGCAGCATTAAAAGCGACAGGTATTGGTTTAGTTGTAGCGGCAGTGGGTGGATTAGTTGCAGCATTTAGTAATGTAGAAGGAGCAACTAAGAAATTAGAACCATTAATGATTGGTTTAGAAAGAATTTTAGGTGGTATATTTGAAGCATTAACTCCATTAATAGATTCTTTTGTTGAATTAGCATCAAGTGCATTACCATATATTACAACAGGCGTAAAAGTATTTTATTCTTCATTAGTATCATTATTTACATTGGTTAAAGAAGGTGGTGCGGGTGTTGGTAAAATTCTTAAAGGTATTTTCACATTAGATACAAAAGAAATAGAAGCGGGATTTAACCAATTAAAAGGTAGTTGGAATAAAACCGTTGAAACATACAATGCAACATCAGAAAGATTTGAAGCAGGAACAAAGAAATTAACTAAAACTGAAAAAGAAAATCTTAAAGAAAGAAATGAAGCATTAAAGAAAGCGGCAGAAGAAGCCAAGAGAATTAGAGAGGAAGAAAAGAAAACATTAATGGAAGGACAAGAAGAAGCAATGAAAACTCTTCTTACCGAACAAGAAAAAGAAATATACGAAACACAAAAGAAATACGCAAATTTACTTTATTTAGCAACGAAATATGGTGAAGATACAACTCAATTAACCGAAGCACAGGCAAAAGAAGTAGCTGCGATAAATAAAAAATATGCAGATGAAGCTAAGGAAAAGGCTGATAAAGATGCAAAAGAAAAAGCAGATAAAGATAAAGAGGAAGCAGATAAATTAAAAGAGAAAAAACAAAAAGAGTTAGATGATAGAATTTTAGGATTAGAGTCACAACTTCAGTTTGATGTTTTAAGTTTCCAACAAAGAAGAGATACATTAAGTAAATTAGAGGCAGAAGAATTAACAGCAGCAGATTTAACTGATAATCAAAAAACTGCAATTAAGAAAAAATATGCAGCAGAAAGAAAAGCAATAGATGATGCAGAATTAGAATATAGATACGAAATTCAAACTGCACAATTAGATTTAGTTGCAAAATTTGGTAGTTTCTTAAGTGAAATAGCAGGAGAGAATAAAGAATTAGCAATTGCTGGTATCGTAGTTCAGCAAGCGGCGGCGATAGGACAGATTATTGCAAGTACTTCAATAGCAAATGCAAAAGCAGTTGCAGCCAATCCATTAGGTTTTGGACAACCTTGGGTAACAATTAATACAATATCAGCGGGATTAAGTATTGCAACTACAATCGCATCAGCAGCAAAACAAATTGCACAAATTAAAGCACAACCTGGTAAAAATGCAGGTGGTGGTGGAGCAGTTGGTGGTGGTGGAGCAGCGATAGCATTACCAAAAGTAAGTGGAGCAGCAGCACCGCAAGTTAATATTGAAGGTGGTGCAAATCCAACAGCACAAATAGGTGAAACTATTTCTAAAGCACAAAAGCCAATAAGAGCATATGTAATAAGTGGTGAAGTTAGTTCACAGCAAGCGTTGGACAGAAGAACGAATAGAGCAGCGACATTTAGTGGTGGATAATTAATTTAAACTTTGTTAAATAGATATGGAAAAAGAATTATTATACGAATTAGTATTGCAAGATGAAGAAGATGGTGTTTTTGCAACATCTTTTGTAGATACGCCGGCAATAGAAAGAGATTTCGTATTTTTTGGAAAAGAAATTCATTTTCAAGCAGTTGATAATGAAAAAAGATTAGTAGCAGGTCCACTTCTTATTCCAAACAAAAAGATTTTAAGATTAGATGGTGAAGGACAACCTTATTATGTATTTTTCAAACCTGATACAATTGAGAAAATTGCCGATAAGTTTATGAAAAATAAATACAATGATGAGGTGACTGTTGACCATAGTAAAAAAGTAAAAGGTGTTCATTTAGTTCAAAGTTGGATTATTGAACAGCCAACAAAAGATAAATCTAATCTTTATGGTTTTACTTTACCTATGGGAACTTGGTTCGGTATATATAAAGTAGAAAATGAGGATGTATGGAATAATGTAAAAAATGGCAAGTTCAAAGGGTATAGCATTGAAGGTTTATTTGAACATAAAAAATCAAATCTTAAATTATCAGCAATAGAGGAAAAAGATATTGAAGATTTAACTGAAGAAGAAGCAGAATTATTCTTATCACATATAAAAGCATTGATTAAAAAAGATGCAAGATATAAATCAAAAGAAAGAATAGATATGGAATCTTATTCAGATTATCCTGAAAGTGTTAAGAATAACGCAAAGAGAGCATTAGAGTGGGCAGATAAGAACGGTTGGGGAAGTTGCGGAACACCTGTGGGCAAACAAAGAGCAAATCAATTAGCAAAAGGTGAACCTATTTCAGTTGATACAATCAAAAGAATGTATTCATTTATTAGTAGACATGAGAAAGATTTACAATCATCTAAATCATATGGTGATGGTTGTGGTAAATTAATGATAGATGCATGGGGTGGTTTAGCTGCTGGTAGATGGGCACACAATAAATTAAAAAAATTAGGATTAATAGAAGCTGAAGGTCAACCTTCTATTCCATCTTCATCATATCCTGGTGAAGTAAGTAAAAAGAAAAAAAATCCATTTAAAAAACAATAATAATATTATGGCAACATTCGTAGAATTTTTAAGTAACTTAAATCACGCAAAACAACAAGCTATATTCTGGCATAATCAAACAACTTCTTTTAGTGAACACAAAGCACTAAATAATTTCTATGATGAAATTGTTGAACATTTAGATGGTTTAGTAGAATCAGTAGCAGGAATTTATGGAAGACCTGAAGGATATACTTCTTCAGATTTTGAAGATTATGTAGATAACGCACAGTTAATTGCATACTTTAAAGATGTATATACATATATACAAACAGAAAGACAATCTTTATATTCTGAAAGCTGGATTCAAAACCAAATTGATGAAATAGTAGAATTAGTAGCACAAACTCTTTACCTTTTAAGTTTAAAATAATGTTAGGAAATCAAAATATACTATTAAAATTAAAAGGAATTCGTTTAGCTCAATGTCCTTCAGCAACAAAAGATATTCCAACTAATTTAAAGAATAGACAAGTAGCAATTGATAAAGCAAATTACGGACCTTTAAA